TTGCTTTACTTCTTCTTCAGTTATTTCTTTGATTGGAGAAAACCCTTCAGCATCCTCGTCGGACTTTTGTATAAGTTCTCCCACCTTTGCGCTATCTCCGGATGATTCTTCCACAGGTACTTTCTTTGTTTCTCCGATTTGAATGGCATTAGTTTTTTCTGTTTTAACTGCTTCGTTAGGTATTGTTACTTTAATAACATCATTAGGTATTTCTACTAATGGTTCTTTAATGTTAACCTTAACAATTTCTTGTTTTGCGTTACCTAATTGCTTCATTTTTTTTGGTTTAGACTTTACTTTAAAGTCTCCTTCCTGTTTAACAGGTTCATTTGTTTTAATTTCTGACATAATATAATATAATTAAATAATTAATAAAAATTTAAATCTGAGGACTAGACTGAGCAGGTTGTGCGCCTTCTAGTTCAAAGTTTATAGGATCACTATCATTTTTTCTTTGAGCGATCATTTTACTTTGTTGCGTACCTTCTAATTTTATACGCTTGTCTTTTCTATTTTCAATTTCTTTTTCTTTTTGACCAGTAGCTTCCATGTCCATTTGCTTCAACTGCATATCAAACTGATGTTGTGTTTGCATTTTTTGCATTTCTAATTGAGAAGCTAATTCCATACGTTGGATTTCCATTTGATTGCTAGCTTGTTCAAATTGAACTTTAGACCCTGATATAGCTTCTTGTTTTTGTACTTCAGACATTGCTATTTTTTCCGCAGCTCCAGCTTGAGCATCTGCTTGTGCTTGAGATTGTTCTATAGCGTTTTCTTGTTCTTGATTAGCTTTTCTTTTTCTTTTTATCTTAAGCATTTGATTAGCTAATTTAAGATTTTTTATTTGTCTTAAATCTATAGCGTCTTCTAAATCAATACCACCTGATTGTAAAGCTACTTGTATGTTTTGTTCTAATTGTTGTTTTTCTTCTTCGTCTGGTTCTAATTCTAGGAATATACCAAAGTCATGTAAATTAAGATTACTTATTTCTGTTAAAGTATTCACATTATAGTTTGATATAGTATTTATCAATGACTCTGCTGTTAGCGGAAACTCTAAGGCATCAGCTATTTTCAAAGCTATGTTTTCTGCTATTCTAAGACTTATATATAAACTAGCTTGTTTAATGTGTCTAGTAGCTACATTAGATGCGTTAGCTGCTATTTTTTGTAATCCTACTAATGTTTGTTTGTCTGGCGTACTACCGTCTCTAGCTTCGTTAAGTCCGGTTACATCACGTATCATTTGTAAGTAATATTGATAAGTACTAATCAATGCTTGTATTTTACCTTGACCACTAGAGCTAGTTAATTCTTGTATAGGTATTTTTCCAGGATTCATATCACCATCTTGCGTAAGTGATCTACCAACAATAGAACCAGTTTGGAAATACATGTTAAGTGCTTCTGCTGGGTTATAGTTTGTACCATTACCTAAGTCAACTTCAGCTAATCCATCCATGTCTAAATAAACACCATCTGGTACCATTTTAGACATTACCTGTTGTAATTTTAAATGAGTAAGTTGTATCATGTCAGCAAAACCAATACACTTGCTTACAAGTGATTCTATTCTACCTTTATACATTCTAGGAGCACAAATAGAATAATTCATTTCTACTTTAGTTGTATCAGCAAGAGGTCTTGACATGTTCTCTGCTAGTTTCCATCTTAATATAGTATCAGTACCTAGCACTTTTGCTCCAGTGTATAAAACTTCTATAGATCTAGAGACTCTTTCAAAGTTATCACTCTCTGGTGGATTAAATGAATCGTCTTTTTCTAAAGCCTTCATCAATCCTTGATCTGTTTGTTTTATTTTAAAAACTTGATTTGAATATGTTTTGTAATCAAAGTACATAACTTGTACAGTGTTCTCGTCGTAATCACCCCAACCGGTTAAGTATTGTCTATTGCCAGGCATTTTTTGTATACGCTCTAATTCTTTATTGCTAATATCTGGAAACTCTTTTTTAAGTTCAGCTATTGTTATAGACTTAACTTCGCCTACGTAGTATATATCTTCAAAGTTTGGATCTTCTGTATAAGAATAAACCATATAAGCAGGGTCTACATAATCAACTGTAATTCCTTCTGCTGTGTTAAAATTAGTTTTAGCAGCTGCAATACCACACACTGTTAAATCCATATTTAACCTACGTCTTATAAGGTCATATTTATTTTGAGCAAACACAGCTGATATAGCTTCTTCTTCTGCTATTTCTATACTTTGTTTATATGACAATTGCATATGTAGCTCTAGCTCTTCTGGTGACTCAGGTAAATTAGCGGGATCAAGACTTTGGTATAAGTTTATACCTAAACTATCTTTTAATCCATCTAAATAATCTCTAGCTATCATGTCTTCTTGTATCTTAGAAGCGTATTTAGTTCTAGCTTTTACTGATTCAGGATCTTGAGCATAAGCTTTTATATCATAACTTTTTTGCGATATACCATTTACAACTATATCAACAAATTTAGAAAGTATAGGAACTGGTTGCCAATCTAAATTAAGATAAGACAAATCACCATTAATAGATAATTCATCTTTATATTTTTGTACACTTTGTTCTCCACGAGCATATAATCTTAATTGGTGAAATTGATTCCAATTAGTTAAATATCTATTACCTGCAGTTCTTCCAGAACGAAACCATTCATATTCAATAGCCATAGCCACTTGACTTCCATATTCAACACTTGCCTTTTCAGCATCACTCACTACTTGACTAGGGAAAGCACTATTGGTATTAGTATATATATTCATTAATTTATAATTTTTGATAAAGTTCCTTTGTTGTTGTATCTTTTTATGCCTAGATCAACCGGTTTTAATTCGATTTTATTAACAGGCGTATACCTATGTTTGTTACAAGCCATTAAAGCTAAGCCAGAACTAATAGAGGCATCATGTGATGTTCTGTTGTTTATATTAAATTGAGACCAATCTTCTAATGTTCTTTGAAAATACATATCACCATATCCTGTTTCTTTTAAACCAACATAAGTTTCTATATATGTTTCTATAGCTGAAGCGTGTGCTTGCTTTATATCTTCACTAGAATTAGGTATTCCACCAATTTCTCTTTCTGTAACAGATAGTTTATTTCTTTTTTTATCAGGTCTATTCATTGCAAAACCTCTATAGCCTCTACGTTTAAAGTAATACAATAACCTAGGTTTATTATTTTCTGCTAATATTGGCATACCATAGAATACGCAAGCCATAAGAACATCTTCAAAAAATATTTCTGCTGTTTGTGGTCTAGCTATATATTCTAAAAAGAAATGATTAGGTGGAACTTCTTCCATGCTAAATTTAGTTAAACCGTGCAAAGATCCATTAGAACCTCTTTTGTCTACCGTACCTGATATATCATATGGATCACATCCAAAAGCACCGCAATGCTCATTTCCTGGATAACTAACTCCATTTTTTAAATATCTTTTATTTTGTAATTGTAATGGTGGCACCCATGTTATATAGAATCTACCTTGTTTGCTTGGCGCGAATATTACTCTTGTGTCTTTTTCTCCATTTTCCCATTGGAAATTGCCTTGAGTTACAGAGAGCGAATTTTTTAAATCCTCGTTAAAATCTACTTGTTGGTAGATCTTAGTTAGATTAAATAAAGATTGTTTTGATTCATCTCTGAATGCATGTTTTGTAGTACGTGGAAACTGTCTATAAAATTCGTTTAAACCGTCTTGGTCATCTTTAAGACCTTCTACTTCATTATTCCAGTATTCAATAACTCCAATTTTGATTGGCGTTCCATCAGGTCCACACACTTTTTTTGATGGGGTTTCGAAGACAGGATAGCCATAAGAATCAATGTATCCTTCGTAATTCCATTCCATAGGTATGAACAAAGAATATAATCCTGAACGAGTTTGTCCATTTGCGTTTCTTTTGTTAACATCTGAGTCATCATATAATTTTTTAAAATTTCTACCTCCTTTATCTAAAGCATTTGACGTTGATCCCATCATACACTTTCCAATAATTCTAGAACCTAGTCTTAGTGTTGTTTTAGTAACTCGCCAATTATTTTGTATGTCATTAGGTCTTTCCCATTTGCCACTTTCATCATGAACTAATAGTTTTAGCTTTTCACCATCATAAGCATTGTCACCTGTGTTCTTCCAATCAATAGTCGTATCAAGTCCAGCAAGATCTTCTGGCTTATCTGTAGATACTATAGACCTTCTTGTAAATTTAGAAGCTGGCACTCTATAAGCTAATTCTGTTTTAGGACGATCCATACCGTCTTGAATTGGTTTAAAAAAGAAAGGATAATTAACGGATATTGGTACTACCTTGTCGGTAAACATTTTTTTAGCATCAGAACCAGATTTTGATAGTATGCCAAATCTTGCGTCAGTTGATATTGTAGCCATATTAACAGTTTCTCCAGATGCCATAAATGAAAATCCAGAACGTCTATTTTTTAAGTAACACATGCCATAACTTCTATCATCCGCTCTGCATGCTTCCCAGAATATAAAAAATAACCTGTTTGATTCACGAAAGTCTGGTTGGCCAACATCAATTTTGGACCATTGTAAATACATGTAATGAGTACCGGTTATGTAAGTAGATACGTCTTTGTTAACATACCAAAATCCTTCTTCACGTCTTTTAAATTCAACATCAATATAATCATACCATGTTTCTTTAAAATCTTCAGGATAATCTCTCCAGTCAAATACTGTTTTTATTTTACTTAATACTTTAGGATAATCAAATCTAGTCCATTTGTTTTCTTTAAAGACATATGTGTCATTCTCTAAAGGTAAAGCTATTTTAAGGTTTTGTATTTCATAAATATCACCAATCTGTCCAGTCTTAGATATAACAATCATATCATGATCTTCGTTATATCCATACTCCCATTTGTTATACCTATTCATTCGTTTAAGAATCTTAGGTTTAATATAATTAGGTAATATTTTATATAGTGTTTGCTCGTGCATTACTTAGACCTCCCTTCAGCAAAACCACGAAACGTAGTTTCTTTTTTAATTTCCTTAGGTTTTTCATCTAATATATCTTGCTCTGTTTGTATTCTATTTAATATTTCAAACGCATCAAATATAGCTAATTTTTTAGTGGCTGCAGCATTTTTTAATCTATCAGCTGATATATCTTCATCTGAATCTACAATAGGTTCTTTAGCAACCTTAATTAATTCCTCAACTGCTATGTGCCCAGCTTGGATTATATTCAACTTCGTTTCCTTCGTTCTCATATTTTATAACAATATCATTTGATTTCATACAATATAAACGTTCATTTTCAACTAAAAATTCCCATTCACCGTTAGGTGTATAACCTACTAGATCTCCTTGGTTAATCTTAAGTGCTTCTAATGAACTATTACCATACTTTAGTATACCAATAAGCTTTTTTTCTTTATCTAGTGTTAGATTGTTATTGTCTTTTAAAGGTTTGATAAAACATCTATCACCAAAACTATTCCAACCGTCTTTGTTTTTATATAAATAAATTTGATCAATAGCACAAAAATAAAGATTATCTTTAAAGTAAGATCTACTCTTTTTCTTTTGTCCTTTCATATCATAAAAAGTTCTAAAGACATTTTGATGTATAACTATTATATCACCTATTTTTACTTTAGAATTAAAAGCTAAAGGAGTTTCTATAACTATAGCTAATCTATTTACAAACTTCCAGTTTTCTATTTTAGTATTGACAACAACGTCTTTACCTCCCATTTTAACTGTATTACTATACTTATCCCCTAGAGGTTGTATAATAAAGTCGTATATACTTTTCATTAATACTCTAAATCATACTCAACAGATATAGCCATGTTAGAATTAAATTTCTTCCATGGCAATACCTCATTGTTTTTCTTTATGTAAATATTATAAGAACTGTCAGACTCTTCATGCAAAATGTAAGCTATTTCATGACCGCCGTAGACTTGTTGTCCAATAGCATAATGCATAGCTTCATTTTTATAATCAGATCCAATACTAATCTTTCTTATATTATTCTGCATTTTCTTTTTCGATTTCAGTATAACTTCCATCTTTAAGATCAATGTTCACTTGACCATACTCATCTTCTAGTTCTTTTTTAGTAGCTTCAATTTCTTCAGATAATTTTTTGATTTCACTATGTACATTTTGTCTTTGTACATCTAAAACACCAATAGATCTTAAGAAACCACTTAACTTACCTTGTTGATCGTTAACAGTTTTTAATTGTTTTTCACTGATCATTGCTTTGATTTTTTCTTCTGCTTTTTTCATAATTTAATTTAATTTAATTTAATTGTTTTACTCATTTATATAGTTACTTGTTTTATAGTGATTTACCCTATTGATGATTCTCTTCCTGCTACTAAAGCTCCAGCAGTAGTAGTGGTAGCTAACACGTAATCTACGTATATTGGAAGTACATCTCCAGCTTGTAATCCTGTGAATAAAACACCATCACCAACTACTGGTGCTAGTCCTCTAATAGAATCTACTCTAAATGTAGCATTTAAACCGCTAGCTGCTTGCGCTATTGTTATTACGTCTCCAATAGAATATCCTTCACCACCAGCAACTATCGTTCCAGTAGTTACAGCTCCATTAGGCGCACTTGTTAATGTAATAGTCGCGTTACCACCTGAAGCAGCTTGCTCTAAAGTTATAATATCCCCTACAGTATATCCAGTTCCTCCATCTGTAAAAGTAAATGCAGTTACAACGCCAGCGTTTACAGTTACTGTTCCTTCTATACCTGTTCCTGTTCCTCCAGTTACACTATCTATAGCACCTGCTGAATAACCCGTACCAGCAGCACTTAATGTTGCTGTTGGTAGATCTACAGTTACAGTAACCGTTAAACCAGCAGCAGGTTTGTTTCCAATTGAAACAGGTACTATACTTGAAAAAGTAGTAGCAACAGCGGTACCAGCATCATAGCCACTACCACCTGATAAAAGAGTTAAAGTTGTTACAGTTGAAAATAAACCTTTTTTACCATGAGGTATTACGTTTACGTTTCCAGCTGTTCCTACTTGTATAAGAGAACCTTCAAGATTTGTTCCTAATGTACCGGTTTGATTCATGAATTCCCAAGCTGGCAGCATGTTTATTGTATCAGTTGCCGTGATAGGTAATGCTCTACTAAAATATCCCATTGTTTAATTTTTATTTATTACTTATTGTTTTAAATTTTTCTACACCACGTGAACCAAAATAGGCTACATAAACTGTCGCGGTTAATGTCTTTAATAAACTTATCCATTCTTGTTCTACTGTAAACGATAACGCTTCATGACTGTCAACCCATATAAAGGCTATAGTCATTACAGTAAGAAATATTAAGCTCATTGGTCGCGTATTTTTTGAAAGCCATGAATCACTTTTCATATCGCTCTCCCAACGTTTTGAGATTTCTTGCATCTCTATCATATCTTGCTCTAAAAGTTTAAGAGCTTTTTCTTTATCCTCTGCAGGTAGCACAGGATCTTTATGTATTAAATTCTTTATTAAACCAAAAACTCCAGCATCGGGTAATACATCTCCCGCTAGATCTAATATGCCAGGAGCAGTCTTACTTAAAAACTTTCCTACTTTTGTTTCGTTAAATTTCTTTTTCATCCTTTTTTGTAAGCCTCAGCTTCCCAAGGTAGGTTTTTAGCGCCTTCTTGCATGTCGGCCCTTGAATATTTTTTTCCTTTCCAATAAACGTTTTCGTTATCGTAATCTAAATCACCACGTTTCATTTGGTCTAAGTGTACTTTTTCATGAGAGACTACATCGTCTACTTCACTTGGATCCAAGTCTTTGTTTATAACTATGGAACCATTATTGTTAGCTTTACCCATAACGCCATCTTCCATATCTATTTTATAAATAGGAGTATTATCTATTACGTAAGGTGGGTTTTTAAGTGTAAAAGCCATATTATTTTTTATAAGGTAATATTTTGTTTAAAGCATCCCTGCGACTTTGACAGCCGCAAGGAATGTTTAAACCTTTTGATACGTTATCAACTAACTTCTTGATACCTGAAGCTTTAGTAAACTTTTCTATGGTGTCTCCTAAACCTCTAGATTTCATTATTAGCTTATTACGAAACTTTTGAAATAAAGTGTGTTACCGAAAGCGTAAGCAGCGTTAGCTAGCGAATCTTGTGGTAATACTGCAGTAGATTTTACTCCACCTGGGTTAGCTGTTATAGCTTTGTTGATAGCTTCTTTAACTCTAGCTGCTGTTGCTACTGCTGGAGCGTTAGCTCTGTAAGTTGCAGTAGAACTTGTTCCAATACCTATAACGCATTGAGATACGCCTGCTATTCCGTTTAATGAAAGAGTAGCTTGCATTTGTAATGTTGCTCCTGCTCCTGTTAATCCTACAGCTACACTTACTATGCTTTCAGCTAATAATAAGTTGTCTCCATCTACAGTTGCATCTGCTACTGGTGGTGCTGCGTTGTTAAATCCTCCCGATACTGGGAAATTGATAAATCTTGCCATTTTTTTTGTTTTAATTATTTGACGTGGTTATTGTTTTTGAGTTTTATACAGTTCTCTACTGTTACATCATTTTAAAGTCTTCACCTGATAATTTACCATCTTTGTTCATATCAAGTTTTTTTTGACCTCCTTTTAATTCTTTTTGCATTAAAGGTGATCCTTTAGATCCACTCATATGTTTTAATATCATTGGTCTTCCGCCGCTAGCGTCTTTAGCTATTGGGTTGTCATTCATTAAGTCTTTTTTTTCTTGTCCAGCGTAACCTTTGTTTTGGTTTTCTACTGGTGATTCATTGTATGCCATTGTTTTGCTTTTTTAGTTAGTTAATGTTTTTTTTCATCGTATTTTAAATCTCCAGCTAATTTAGATATATGCTTTTCATCAGAAGTCATAGATGAATCACTTCCGCCATGCTTGCTATCGTAATTAATATCTTCTTTAAGATATGTCATGTGAGCTTCATCATCTCTTTTTGTTGCTCCCATATTAC